TCTTTCGTCATCCCAACAATCATCACTATGAACTAAATCTTCACCCGTAAATACAATAGCTTTATCATTTTGAATTTCATCACAGCAATGTGTAAATGGTTTATACTTGTATGAATAAGTATCATTGAATTTTAATTTTATTAACTCTATCTTCATGCGTTCTCCTAACTATATTCCCACCAAAAGTCAAAAATTTTATGTATGTGCTGATAACCATTATGTAATTCACCTTTATATCTGCAAATCGCTTTATTAGACTGTCGTTTCAAATAACTACTTCTTTTACCTCTATACCATCTTTTATAATATGGTTTAGGATTTTTAATGTAGCCAACACCTTTGATCCATACTTCATCTTCGTATGTTACAGCTTGAGGACATCCACACGAAACTGTTTCTAAATATTTGAGATGATTCTGATGTTTTAAATATCTCTCACGCTTATTTATTCTCTTTTTCTTAGAATGATTCTTATTCTTTTCTTCATCGTGTTCATGCCAATCACTACAATGACCAAAAGAATATACTTTACCGCCAACTTTATCGCACCAAACAAACTGTTCTGATTCATTGGCTCTGTCTTCATCTGGATATTCGCCATATACCGATTTATACATTTTAGTTCTTAATGCAAAATCTTCAATCCCATAAGGGCACTCTCTACATCTCATCGAATCACCTCTCATATTTTATTCTCCTAATTTGTCTTTAAAAAATAATCTTCTCAATGTACAAATATCTTTTGGAATTGAATCAATATCATCGACATCATGCAACTTTCTTACCCATGCATAATACTCATTAGCAATAGGAGTTGTTAAAGCAGATGTCTTCTTAATATATCCATTTCTAATAGCTTCGTGTGAAATTGCTCTCATAAATTTCCAAAAGTTATAATATGCAAGCTTCAGTTTTGTCATATATCCAACACTATCTTCGATTACAAATCCCTCAATTTTTCTGTCATTATATTCATAATCCTCTTCGAGAATATCATAATACCAATCATAAAAATCCTGCCAATTAGCAATCTCAAATGCTTTTTCTTTTGGAATTAATCCAAGCTGATGAGCAATATCACACATAGTTTCATAATCATATTTAGCAAAATCCATCTGATTATAAACAATATCTAATAGATATAACTTACTTTCAGGATATTCAATAATATGCGGATCATTTTTCATATCAACATTTTCAAATACAAATGACACATTATTATCTTTCGTATACTGTTTCATTTTTTCTCTATTTTCTTCTGTAATCTGATTGTAAATAGCTTCTTTGAGCCATTGTGCAAACTGACTGTCAATAGTAGATTTACTTGCAATAAACAAATCATCATTATATTCGTCATAACTTACAATTCCCAAATAACCATTTTCTTTTACATACGCTGTAACAGGGAACTGTAGCTTATGTTGTAACATATCAAATTTTGTTTCGGGACGCTCATTGATATTAAAAAACTTGTCATATGCCCTTGCTGCCACTTTACCCTTAAATGTATCAAGGTACAAACCTCTTGCTTTTGTAGTCTGCTCATCCCATATCTTGTCGTAGAAGGCTTTGCTTGTAAAATTAAAAGAAGAGATGTTACCAAACTTCTTTTCTTGGATATATCTATTTGCTCTTAAAGAAATTATTACATCGGCAACAGAGCTATTTGTTACACTCTGTTCTTCTCTTATTTCAGGCGTTTTAAATACTTCATTATGAACTTCTACTTCGTGCATACCATCTTTATCAAGTTGGACACATCTTAAATCTCCACCAAATTCAACTCTTCCTTCAAGATTAAATACTCTATCATTCACACGAATTGGAACTTGTTTAGTGTTTCTATGACCATGAATCTGATAGTAATTTGATGGCATTTTTTTAGTGAATGTTTCTGCAATTTTTTCAAAATCATTGTAATTACCAACTCCATGAATCATCTGATCTGTTGCAACGAATGTAAGATTATCTGGTAACACACTTAAACCTGCATGAGTTACTAAATAAATATTCTCTCCATACTTATAATAAGCACACTGTCCAAATTTTCTATAAAGCTGACGAACATCTTTTTTATCAATCTTCGCATCTTCTAACTGTGGCTTTGTTACAAGTTCAAATTCTTTAGACTTACCTACACAACCGTTAGCCCATAACCAAAGCCATCTTTCGTGATTTCCTTCAAGCATAAGCACGTTCTTCTTATCTTTAATAGAAATCAGATACTTAATAACATCAGCATTTTCAATGCCTCTATCTACATAATCACCACAGAAGATGTAAAATTCATCATCTTTGATACCGCCATTGTCATCAATATATTTCTTTAAAGCTGTATGACAGCCATGAACATCTCCAATATGATGAATTTTTTTATATTCAGATAAATCAAATAACTTCATCCAAATTGAATCTAATTCATCTGGTTTAATTACTTTAATACCAGATGGAATTTTCTGAGTCTTGAAACGTGAATACATTTTGTCGATTGCTGCATCTGGGACTCTCTTTAATTCTTCTCTACTGGCGTTTCGTCTTTTTACTTCGTCAATTGGAATGTTAGTAAAATCGACACAATACATTCTATATCTATATGTTTCACACATCTGCTTATATCTGTTCATCTCAGATGTTTTTGAATTTGTAGCATCAATGACTGTAAACTCGCCTTTCTGCATACGAATTTCAAGTAAATTAAATAATGTCTTCCAAACGGTTTTATCATTACTCTGACTAATTCCTATTGCTCCATCAGGCTGTAATACTGGACTCTGACACAGTAATCTAATATCATCTGCTGATAATGCATATGGCTTTAATCCATTCTGCTCAATCCAAGTTGATTTTCCACAACCAGCAGAGCCTCTTAATAAAAGTAATACTCTCATATGTATCCTCTCTTTCTATTTTTCTATGTGTTTATTCTCTCTTTTCATTCAAAAACTCGAAGGAAATGCTTCATTCCTGCTAACCGTGAATATCCATATAAGGATACTTAATTCCTCTATATTCCTTATAACCTTTTGTCAAAAGTCTGAAATTCACATTCTGTTTATAATACCCTTTGTATCTCTTTACTGAAAACAAATGAGTACAACTACATTGAACACAAAATTTGCTATTTTGTTTGGCTTCATTTTTTGAATAATAATATCCTTGAATTCCACCACAACAAGGACAGCTTGATACCCATACTTCTCTTGTTAGGTTGTGTATTTCTTCAAATGGAATTTCATGGAATATTAGACCTTCAGGAGTTACAAGATAATATTTCTTTTCTCCAATATCTATGCTTTTTGACTCAACTTGACTAAACATTTATTCTCCCATCTGATCTACAATGCTTTGTAACTTATCAACATATATCTGAGCATCCTTTTTATGTCTAAGCTGCTTAATATCAGCAGGTACAAAAGCCAATATTGTTTCACCAAAAACTTTATTGTCAGCGTATAAATTCATAAACTGGCACATAGTCTCGACATCAATCCAATTTAAATCTGGCTGAAAACAAATCACATCACCCTTCTGTGGATGCAGTTTTCTAACCTTAATAAGTGTCTGTTTAAATAACTTCTTTTTCTGTCTTTTATTCATACTGCTATTCTCCTATTCGTTTACTTTAAATACTTTCGCATCACCAACCGCCAAGTATTTCTCTTCCACAAAAGAATTAAAATACTCATTATTCTTAAAATTATCTTCTAATATTTCGGTAATAATATCATCCAACCGACCAAAGAATTTTACAGAAGGATGAAATACTGGATATATCTTTGAGCGATATTTATTAATATCACCTCTTAATACAGATAACCCATGTCTTCTACGCTTATTGTTGCTCCAATGAATAGGATCAGCATAGAAAGCATTTTTATTTCTTTCATACTCTTCTTTTTCTTCCTTTGCTAATCTGTCAAGTTCTTTTTCTCGTTCAGTTTTTGGACGAGGCTTCATGATTTCTTTAACATTTTCTCGAATTTTATCATTCGCTTTTGCTTTTTCTGAATTACTCATCTTGTTATAGTTCATAGCAGCTTCTAAAAATATATTTTTCAATTTCTCACCTACTTTCACAACCACAAGAAACGTGGTTTTCTTACTGGTTTATTCTCCTAACGGTCTTTCGTATGTAACCAACTTCTCAACAATCAAATCCTTGGGAAGTAAATCTCTACAAAAATATGCTGTTGCAAATGGACTACCTTTGACAACAGCATCCATGTGATCCTTATCGTGATAACAAATTCTTGCATCAAAACTAAGGATCTGAATACCATCTTTAAAATACTTATATCTTGTTTTACCTTGAAGGGAATTAAGCGGTAGAAGAACCGCAAATGGTTTGTTGAACGAATAAAGTCTTTCTAAGACCTTATCCTTAATTGAGAATGGTGGATTACTTACTATTAAATCCCAATGTTCAGGCTCATACTCAAAGAAATCCTGACCTTCAGCTAACGAACTTCTTACTACTCTGTAACCTAATTCTGTCAATCTTTTGTTAAAAGATGACCATTCCTCATCGAATGGAAGCCATATAATCTTATCTTTTGGGAGATATTTTACAATGTGATCCACAGCGTAGTAAGGTGTGTATAACGAATCTCCTTCTTTTGTCGTATTCGATGTTAGATATCCTACATTTAATGCCAATATTTGTACCTAAGTGCTGCGCAGCTTACCCATGGTACTCTTATCCTTTCCTATTTGATATTTATGATTATTTGTTCTCCATATTTTGTATTGCTTCTTCTATTGCTTCATTAAATGAACAGCCACCATCGTAATACATAACATGATAATTAATTGTATTATCATCGTTTTTGGTAGCTTCAAAAACATCATAGTCGATACCAAGATTTTTCTTATCAATAACTTTGTAAATTGAGTCATTAACAATAACATAACGCTCGTATAATTCTTCGCACAACATCTCGTGCCAAGAGTCACAATATAAATCTAATTCCTGATATCCATGTTCTGATAAAATTCTTTTACATTGCTCTTCTAATGTTTCATCTTTAATTTTTTCTACAAGCTGTATTTTACCTTTATAATGTACTGTTTCACTCATATATTCACCTCCTAGAATGAAACCAAAATTTCTTGTTATTTTTTGTCCAAATAAACTATATTATCTACATTGTAATGAAAACCACCTATCTCCCCATCAAACCTATCTTTGACATACCATACATAAGGACTGATACCTTCATTCATTATTTCTGCAAGTTCATCGGCTTTTCTTTGATGCTCATCAGCTTCATTCTGCATAGATAATTTTTGAGAATCCCATATAAGATTTGGAATTGTATCTACACACTTTCTATACATCTCAGACTCTTTTATATATTCTCTTATCACTTTTGTCATTTTGGGAATATTGTCTTTTAATATTGGTTCATTGCTAAGTTCATATGGATATAGGATTAAAACTCCTCTGTCTACATATTCCATAGATATTAATTCTTGAACACAAAACTGTGGTTCTATCAAATTATCACCTTCCAGATATTTATTCTCTTATTTCAAATAACTTTTCTACTGCTTTTTCGCCTGTTACTCTATCTGACTTCTGCAACACTTTACGCTCTTTCTGCCAGATACACTTAAAATCAT